TCGGCAGCTGCTGATAGGTGCGAGGGTACGCCTTCTTCAAAGCGTCGCGAATGACGCTGGCCTGGTCGCCGCTGTAGCGTACCGCCAGCCCCTTGACGACGCTATCGTAGTCGGCGGGTCGCGTCTTTCGGCCAGCGTCGAGCAACGCCGACAACTGGTCTGGCATCCATGCGCCGGCCTGCTGTCGGATTGTCTCGATCACGGCATCGCTTGCGGCGTTGTAGGAAATCATGCCGCAACCCTACCACGCCAAAAGTCAAGCGGAAACACCCGGTCACAGTCGCCCCCATTCGTCAGTCAGGGCGTCAGTTGGGGCCGGCGTCTGCGCCCGTCGATGCACGGGGAACAGGCGGTGGCAAACGTACCCGAGCGCGTCGAGAATGTGAGAGACGTCGCTTGCGCCAGTCTTCTTCTCCGGCTCTCCGTTGCGGTCCAAGGCTTGCGTTTCAAGCGCCCTCGCCAGCATCGGACAAGCATCCACGTCGACGGACAAGCGCCGGTCCCGAAAGAGGACGTTGACGGTGTTGACGCGCTCCATGATCGGCGGGTTGCGCGTCGGCGGGTCAGGTCGGAAGCCGGCCTGTAGCAGCAAGTGCACGTCGGAAAGTGTCGACGTGGTGTGCAGGCTCTGCCCGCTTGCGTCAGGGTAGGCCTTGATCTTCATGCGATGCACGTCTTCGCGAGACACCTGTCGTCCTCGTCGTGCAAGTATCCGCATGATCGCTTGCGCCGTTCGCTCCGCATGTTCGTCCGTCGTCGTGCCGCCTTCTTTGATGACCTCGCCGACGACGTGAATGCGGCGGGCCTCGTCGTCAATCTCGCAGACGACCCATTGCATGTTGCGCACGTTGAAGTCGCACCCGATGACGATGCGACCATGTCTGACGACGGAAACGCCATTGGTCTTGCGGTCGAATCGGGAGTAGACACGACCCCCGCGAGCCGTGCGAACGCCCTCCAACTTCTCTTTAATGGCCTCGTCGGTCCCGAGTCTCGACGCCGATTCGGCGACGTAACTGTCAGGCAAAAACGGGTTGTCTTGCGTCCTGATCACATACTGTCGCGTCGTCGGCGATGGCTTGGCTAACACCGCCTCCCACGCCGGCCCGTAGCCCTCTGGCGTTCCCGTCAGCAGGATCTCAAGAGCGTCGCCGACGCGCACACGCTGCATGGCAGGGACGATTGCTTCCGGGTCGCAGAGTTCCCACTCGTCGGACCACAAGCCAATAGCGTTGATGCCCTCGACGGCGCGGGGCTTGTCGAGCGACCGACACCACACCTCAAAGCGCCTGGCCTTGCCGATCTCAAAGATGTGGTCAGACACCCATCGCCGATAAGGCAGACCCCATAGGTCGCAGTAGCGCATGATGGATGCCTCCATCACGTCGACGACGGAGCGATAGGTGGGCTCCGTGGCGAGGATGGGACCGAGGTGCCCGTGCCTCAATCCGAGGTCGACGAGGAAACCCACGCCGACAGACGTCTTGCCCGAGCCGTACCCACCAGACACCACTCGGATGCCAGGCGCACGGTCGGCCAGCACATCGAGGTGACGAGGGCCAAACGTTGCGATGCCTCGCTTCACGTTTTGGTCACGATGGCAGGGACGAAATCGACGGTATCTACGCTGCTGTCTGGCGGCGGCAACACCTTGCCAGGCGGCCCGTAGCGGGCGGGGTCGAGGGCCGCGAGCATTGCGAGGATGGCGGCGCGGTCGCCGTCGTCCGCTAGGGCTGCTAGGCGCTCCTCAAGTTCTTCGATGGACGGTCGCCGCCAGTTGGCCCCCATCGCCACCATGGTCCCATTGTCGCGGTGCTCAGGTTCCCATCGTGCGTGAGGGGCCAAGGCGATGTCGAGGATCATCTTTGCCGCCGCGTTGCGATCCTTGCTGTCGGCCTCGACGACAGAAAGGCGCTCGGCGTCGGTGAGGTCCGGCACGACGTCGGGATTGCCGACGGCTTTGGCGTACTGGACGCGCAAGATGTGGTCGGTCGCCGTGCGGAGCCAGCGAGAGAGAGGCAGGCGATCAGACGCCCGCCCGGAACCGGGACGGGGAGGGGACGGCATAGGCAAGCATCTTGCCAGATTGGCACAAAAAAACAAACCCCCGACACCATGCCGGGGATCCGTCTGCCTTGTCAGGGCCCATCGTGGGGGCTGTCTAGCGCGTGGAGGCGATGGAGGCAATGGCCGCCATGGGTTTGCCGCACTTGTCGCACGGATTGCCGCTGTAGGTTGCGCCGTGGTGGATTGGCTTCCCAGTGACTCCGCAGGCCAAGCACACCACATAGCCCAGCGCGTCAATGTGCCCGACAACAGGCGGGTCGCGCCGGAGCGCGACCTCTATTCGTTGTTGTGTGTAGTCCATCAGGCCCACACCAAGGCGGCTTCACCGGCAATCGCAAGGATGACGCCGACCGTGACACCGTTGTCGGTCACGTTGACCTTGGTCATCTCGCCGACGTAGGTGGTTTCGCAATCGAAGCCCATGAAAGCCACGGCCTTCTTGAGGCTGCCGACCGTGCCGCGCACGAGGCCGTCTTCGGTGGTCTTGATGTTCATCGTGCTGGCGAAAGTGTTGGCGTTCATCGTCTCTCTCCTCTTCGGCGGTCCCATCCGCCGTGAGATCAGTCTATCTGCACTCCACACATCTGTCAAGCATTCTGTGTGTGTGGCATCCCAAAGCCGGATCAGGCCCGCCAACAGATCAAAAAACCAAACCCCGCCAGCGCAGGCGGGGTCCAGTCGCGATCCGGTGGGTGTCCGGTGCTCGCCAGCCTGCCGAGAGACGGTAGCGGGGTGACGTGGGGGGAGGGTACAGGCTAGGGCTTGGGAGTCAAGGTCGCCCGACGGATGACGATCTCGTCGGCACCGTAGGTGATCTCCACCATATCGCCCGGCTTGACGCCAAGCACTGACATAATGACGCCAGTCAGAGCTGGGCTACCGCCAATGTTTGACACCTTCCGGTTCCCGACTTCACCAGCCCCGATCTTGCGACCGGCTGCGTTGCGCTTTGAAAAGTCGACCACCACCCCTGGAGGGGTGGCAATCCTTTCTTTCTTCTTTGATGCCCTTTTCTCCCGCATCCATGCAGCCACTGCCGCACGACATTCGCTGCATCGGCATCCACCTTTGTTGTATCCACTCTTTGTTCCATGTTCCATGTTGTACCTCCTGAAAGAACATAGGCAACCAAGTGTGTATCCGTCAACCATCATCACCGGTAGGTGTTGTCCGCATCACCACCGTAACGTAACCGCCCCTCTCTAAGAGAGAGGGGCGTTACGTTACGCTGTGAGTGCCTTTGCCGTCGTAACCGTTACCGGCATGTTACGGCGCTGTTACGCTGTTACGCTGAACCTTTGGCCAGTATCAGACCCGAAGCCCGCATCGGGTCGATCACGATCCAACCGTGGTCTTTTGCCGCAATGAACCCGGCATCCAGCAGATCACGGATCACGGACCCCGGTCGGGCGCTTGGCTTGACCGCCTGATCGATGGTCGACGCCTTCCATCCATCGCGCTCCAAGTGCTGACGCAACGCAGATCGGGTCAGATACGGGGCTCCGTCCACAGTTTCGGCCTTAGACTCAAACCACGCACGTTCAAAGGTCTTCCTGTGCTTGGAGCCGGCCGGCTCCTTTTCGCGCACTGGCGGGGCATCTGAGGCTGCCAGAACGGCGCTTGTGACGGGTGCTCCGTCTTCATCAAGCCAACCAGGGATGGCGACGCTGGCCAGTCGGGCATGGATGGGGGCCAGCATCTCGGCGTCTTTGGACTTCCGCTGTGCAATCGTGATCGTGCCGTCTTTGGACGTGACCGACACCTCGATATCGAGGGCTCCCCGCCATGCACTGCTGCCACGGGCTCGACCCTGTGCATCTTCGTTGACGCCGGTGTGATGCACAAGGAGGACGCTGCACGAGAACGTGGCCATCAGCGCCGCGCAGGAATCCAGCATCTCCTTGGCGTCCTGTGCGCTGTTCTCGTCGCCGCTAAGGAAACGATGGAGGGTGTCGACGACGATCAGAGACGGCCGCACGGACAGCGCCGCTATGGCGTCACGCGCCTTCATCAGTCCTGCTTGCGTGTCGAGGTCGCAACCCGACGACGACAGCAGCAGGTTCCCTCGGGGGATCGAGCCGTTGGTGGTCTGCCACGCTGCCAGACGACCGCGCAGTCCGTGGTGACCCTCGCCAGCGAGGTAGACGACCGCGCCAGGCTTCACCTTGGCTCCCATCCAGTCGGGCAGACTCGCCGCCATGCGGCAGCACCAGTCGAGGACGACGAACGTCTTTCCCGATCCCGACGGGCCGTGAACCATCATCAGGGCTTGCGACTGTGCCCAGCCCTTGATGAGCCATGAAATGGGAGCAGGCTGTGCAGAGAAATCGACGGCGTCGATGAGCCAGTCGCCGGCCGACGGCGTCAGAAGTGCGGCGAGGTCTTGACCGGCTTGGACGTAGTCGTTTGCGTCGCCGGGAATCGGTGGGATCACATAGCGAACGCCATGCTTGGCGCAGGCTTGTTCAGCCGCACGAAGCCCGACGTGCCCCTTGTCGTTGTCGGCGACGATGGTGATCCGATTGCCATACAGCCCCACAAGCAAGCCGGCGACATCGACGAGGTTGCTTGCGCTGTAGGCAATGACGCACGGTCGACCCGTGACTTCGTGGACCGTTGCAGCCGTCGCGAACCCCTCGGCGAGATAGATGACGCCATCGGACGGCTTGCCGACCATCCAAAACTTGGCCTTGACCTCGCCACCAGGGTGATACCGCTTGCCGCCGTCGCCTTCGATGTATTGGAGCGACGAGATGCCGCCGTCGACGTCAAACAGCGGCACCACCAGCTTTCCATCCGACGTCACCTTGCTTCCGTGCGGCTTGACGCCCTTGCGTTGCAGGTATGGGTGATCGGCGGGTGCCTCGGGCAACTCGGACCAAACCTGCTCCACCACCTCGGCGACAACCTCACGCTGGCGAGCCAGCTCGGCGTCGCGAATCGCCCGCATGTCGGCCATGCGCTTGGCATGTGCCACTTCCTCGGCGGGCGTCATCGACGGCCCGCCCTCGGCTCGCCATGAAACGTCAATCTGACGACGCCAGCACCCGAAGTGCCCAGCCGGTCGCCCGTCGCTGTAGGCGATGTACCAGCCGTTTTTCGCCCGACTGGCGTCCGACCTGAACCGATGAATTTTGCCGTCGAGAGTCACCGACGACGGCGGGTTGATTCCCTCGTAGGCGATGGCGTCGATCAGTTGCTGTTCTGGCGTCCTGTCGTCGACGACAGCGGGGACAAAGGCGCGATCAAGTTTGACCATCGGTGGCTCCCTTCAGATAGAGGGCGATCACAGCGACGGTCGCCGGAGATGGCGTCGTGACGCCATGCATAAGTCGATAGAGCGTGTCGTTGCTGAGTCCGGTGGCCTTGGCCACGGCCGAAAGGTTGTGATCGCGCAGACGCCTGCGGATCTCCTCGATGGTGATCTGTCTTGTGTTGTCCATGCTTGACGTTTGACGCAGATGCGGCTAGAAGTCTACTCACAAGGCGCAACCCGATCACCGGACCGCGCCACAATGGAGGCCAAATGGCCATCAGTCTGAAACGCACAGGCTCGCTTGGAGCCACTGCGGTCAAGTTTTTGGGATACGGGCCAGCAGGCCACGGCAAGACCCGCGCAATTGCAACGCTGCCGACTCCGATCACGCTGTCGGCTGAAGCCGGGTTGCTGTCGATCAAGGAGTTCGACCTTCCATATATCGAGATTGCGACGCTGGAAGACCTGTACGACGCATACCGTTGGGTGTCGTCGTCGGATGAAGCAAAGGGCTTTGAGAGTGTCGCTCTCGACAGCATCAGCGAGATTGCCGAGGTGCTGCTGTCGGCGGAGAAGAAGGTCCAAGTCGGCGGCAAGGCCCGCGACCCTCGCCAAGCCTATGGCGCGATGCAGGATCGGATGGCGGATTTGATTCGTGCCTTCCGAGACCTGCCCGGCAAGCATGTGTATTTCAGCGCCAAGCTGGAGAAGTCGGCGGATGAGCTTGGAGCCGTCTCCTATGCGCCATCGATGCCGGGACAGAAGTTTGCCCAGCAGTTGCCCTATTTCTTTGACGAGGTTTTCGCCTTCCGCAAGGAGCAGGGGCACTTCGCACTGATGACGTCGACCGATGGTCTTTGGTCGGCGAAGGACCGCTCGGGTCGCTTGGATCTGTGGGAGCCGCCAGACCTCGGCGCGATCATCCGCAAGATTGCGGGGACGCCATGACACTCGACGAGCTGACAGCAGCATGGCGCGAGGCCAAGGAAGCGGAGCGCGAAGCACAAGAGCGCCGCCGCGACATCGAGGATCAGATCACGGCGATGCTTGCCATTCCCGCCGACCTTGACGGCGCGAGCACTTACGGCGTCCTCAAAGTCACGGGCCGCATTGACCGCAAGGTTGACGCCGATCTGTTGCAGGAGTTGGCACGGGATGCCGGCCTCACCGATCACCTGTCCGCGCTCTTCAGATGGAAGCCGGAGATCAACAAAAAGGCATGGGACGCAGCAGCAGATTCAATCACTCGCCCCCTTGCCGGGGCAATCACCAGCAAGCCAGGGCGACCCTCGTTTGCGATCACTGACAAGAAAGAAGGATGAACCATGGCAAACCTCGGACGCAGCTACGTTGAAGCAGAGATGCCCAAGGGCAGCAACAGCGGCGACTACACGCCGATCCCCGATGGCTGGTACGACGTCACCATCACCGAGGCCACCGTCAAGGCCACGAAGGCTGGGACCGGAGACTACCTTTCCTACCGTTGCGACGTCGTCGGGCCAACGCATCAGGGCCGGGTGATTTTCGGCATGATCACGTTGCGCAACCCGAACCCGAAGGCGGAGGAAATCGGCAATCAGCAGATGGGCGAGTTGTGCCGCGCCATCGGTGCCGCTCGTCTCGACGACAGCGACCAACTGATCGGCAAGCGGATGACGATCAAGGTGACCACCGAAAGCAGCGAACAGTACGGCGACAAGAACAAGATCAAGGCGATGAAAGCCAGCGGTGGCAATGCGCCGACGTCATCAGCCGCAACACCTGCTCCCGCCTCCAAGCCGCCATGGGCAAAGTGACCTGACTCATTGCGCACAACCGGGGGTGCCCTTGACCCCCTTTTTTTTTGGTGACTTATGACCGCCATTCCACCGCCTCGCACGACCATTCAGTCCCTCATCGACGCGCACCACGAGCGGGGCCGGGAGCCGCCGCGCCCGCACATGGGAGCCTCTGAGTTGGGCCACGCTTGCGACAGGTGGTTATGGCTGAAGTTCCGTTGGGCCGTTGTCGACACGCCGCCAGGGCGCGTTCTGCGCGTCTTCCGTCGGGGTCACATGGAAGAAGCCACGATTCTCAAAGACCTACGCGCCATCGGCATCGAGATCAGAGAGACGACCGGCGAGCAGACTCGCGTGTCGTTTGGTTCTCATGTGTCAGGCTCCGTCGACGCCATCATTGACGCTGGCGTTCCCGAAGCGCCGAAGAAGCCGCACGTCGCCGAGTTCAAGACGCATTCTCTCAAGTCCTTCAACGACGTCGAGAAGAACGGCGTCGAGAAAGCGAAGCGGACCCACTTCATTCAGATGCAGGTCTACATGCACGGGCTCGGCATCGACCGCGCCCTGTACGTCGCCGTGTGCAAGGACGACGACAGGATCTACACGGAGCGGGTCCGCTATGACCGCGACGTCGCCGAGAAAGCCATCGCACGTGGCAAGCGACTGGCGCTGGCCGACGAGATGCCGCCGCCTCTGTCGCATGACCCCACCTGGTATGAGTGCAAATGGTGCCCGGCCTACGGCGTCTGTCATGAGGGTCTAGGCGTCACCGCGCCGCAATCGTGCAGAACGTGCGCACATAGCACCGCCAAGGAGGACAACACTTGGCGATGCGAGAAGCACAACGCCGACGGAATCCCGCTGGGGTTTCAGCGCACCGGGTGTGCGGACTACGAGTTGCACGATCACCTTTTGCCGTTCTGAGGCCACATGCTTCGCCCCTATCAACAACGCGCCATCGACGAAACGCTGGCGTGGATAGCCAAAAACAAGGGCAACCCGTGCATTGTTATGCCGACGGGGTCCGGCAAGTCTCACGTTGTCGCCGGCCTGTGCAAGCACACGATTCAGACGTGGCCAGAAACGCGAGTCTTGATGCTGACTCACGTCAAGGAGTTGATTGAACAGAACGTCGAGAAGATGCGCCAGCACTGGCCAGCCGCGCCAATGGGCGTCTACTCGGCGAGCATCGGCAAGCGCCAACTCGGCGAGCCGATCACGTTCGCAGGCATTCAGTCAATCGCCAACCGCGCCGACGACGTGGGACACATTGACCTCGTCGTCGTCGATGAATGCGACCTTATCAGCCACAATGACGAAGGTCGGTATCGAACCTTCCTCAGGCAACTGAAGGCGATCAACCCGAACATGGTGGTGATCGGGCTGACGGCGACGCCGTACCGTCTCGGCCACGGCATGATCACCGACGAGCCGGCGCTGTTTCATGGGTTGATTGAGCCGGTCGACGTCGTGGAGTTGCTGACCCTTGGCCACTTGTGCCCATTGCGTCTGAAGAAGACGCAGCACATTTACGACACGTCTTCTGTGCATAAGCGCGGCGGGGACTACATTGAGAGCGAGTTGCAGAAGGTTGTCGACACCGAGGAGCAAACACAGAAGGTCGTCGACGAGATTTTAGCGAATGCCACCGGCCGCAAATCGTGGGTGCTGTTCTGCACCGGCATCGACCACAGCCATCACGTCGCCGAGGCCCTTCGTGCCCGTGGCATCACTTGCGAGACGGTGTCTGGCGAGACGCCGAAAGGCGAACGAGAACGCATCCTGGCCGATTTCAAGTCGGGCAAAGTAATGGCGCTGACGAATGCCAACGTCCTGACAACCGGGTTTGATCACCCGCCCACAGACCTGATCGGATTCCTGCGTCCGACGGCGTCGACGCGCCTCATGATGCAGATGGCCGGCCGGGGCATGAGGCCATCGCCGGGGAAGCAGGACTGCATCGTCCTCGATTTCGCCGGGGTGTCCAAGGTCTGCGGCACGATTATCAGGCCGAACGTGCCCGGCAAGAAGGGCGAGGGGTCCGGTGAAGCGCCGGTCAAGGTTTGCGACGCTTGCAGCGAGCTGGTCCATTTGAGCGCCAAGGTCTGCCCTGCTTGTGGCGCAGCGTTCCCGGAGTCGAAGAAGGCTGCGGAACCAATCGACGTCAGGCTGATCGACGGTGACATCATGGGTCTGTCAGTCAATCCCGACGATTTGCGTGACGTCGAGGTGTCGTCATGGCGCTGGCAGATCAGACGCTCGCAAAAGACCGGCAAGGAGCAGATCGCGCTGACGTACTACGGCAAGGCGATCAGTGACCGCCCGGTGACGGAGTATCTGTGCGTCTTTCACGAGGGCTACGCCGGCCAAAAGGCGTGGACCACCGTCACCAGCATCGCCCAGCGTTGCGGGCAGCTGCCCGATGGCATTCTTGCCGAGGGCGACGTGGTCGCCCTCGTCGAGGCCATGAACGCAGCCACACCGCCGACGTGGATTCAGTACGAGCGAGACGGCAACTTCGACCGCATCACAAGGAGGCACTGGTGAAGACCGAACACGAAGAGCAACGCGAGTTCGTTCAGTGGATGCGCCAGACGCATCCCAGAATCAGGTTGTACGCGATCCCCAACGGTGGCCACCGTGGAGCAAGCCAGGGGGCCAGACTCAAGGCAGAAGGCGTCACGGCCGGTGTGCCCGACCTCCATGTCCCAGCCCTGCGGCTGTGGATCGAGATGAAGCGAACCGTCGGCGGCACAGTGAGCCGGGAGCAGCGCGACTGGCACGACTATCTACGAGGGATCGGTGATCGGGTGATCGTGGCGCGAGGGAAGGAGGAGGCGATCAGGGCGATCACAGATCTGCTCTGATCCACCGCATCCCAATGCGGCCAAAGCACAATCTCACGCAAACGCTTGACACATGCGTAGCCGGTGTGTAGGCTGTGGATGTGGCCGGCAGGGGTGCCGGGCACGAAACAGGAGAGACACCATGCAGACCATCGCCGACCGCATCCTCACCAACCTGCTCAGCAATGACGGCTGCGCCAGAAAGACCCGACTCGGTGTCGACCGCTACGCCCTCGTGGCTCGCATCGGCACTCCGATGCGCGACCGCCTCGGTAACGTCGTCGGCTGGGAGTTTGCCGACGGCAGCGAGATTGAAGAGTCGGGCAATGGCTGGGACACGCCCGAGGGCTGGGCCAACGTCTGACGCCAACACACTCACAAGAGAGACACCATGACCAACAGCTACATCCCCCCCGGAGCCGACGCATACTGGGGCGCAGACCTCGACCTCCCCGACACTCGCGACGACCCGCCAGAGGACGATCACCAGATTACCGACGAGCAAGCCGAGGCATGGGCTGCCGAGATGGGCGAGGTTCGCGACCTCGAAGACGCGCTGGCCCAGCTCGCTGAAATCTACGGGGTGCTGTGATGTGCCGCACCATGCGCCGCGCCATCGTGGCCGAAGCCAAGCGTCGTCGTTTGCCCGTGTGGCAGTTTCTCTTGCTCCTCGAGGTGACTCATGTCAAATCGTGAAATCCTGACCGCCCTGTCCCCTTGCTCCGATGGCCTCGCCCGCGCAGCCGAGAGCCACACCCTGCGCGAGTGGTGGGAGACGTCGACCACGCGCAGTGATATGCTGTGGCTGGTCGGCAAGGTTCACAGCAAAGGCTCTCTTTCTCGTCGTCGTCTCGTGCATGTGGCTGTCCGGTGCGCCGAAACGGTCGCCCATCTCATACCGCCCGCTGCATTGCCGCTGCTCGCCGATCTGTCGGCGTGGACGCATGGTGCGGATGACGTGGACCTAACGGCGACTCGAAATGCGCTGCTAAATGTCAGACACGCCGCCTACGCCGCCGCCTACGCCGCCGCCGCCGCCGCCGACGCCGCCGCCGCCGACGCCGCCTACGACGCCGCCTGCGCCGCCTACGCCGCCGCCGACGCCGCCTACGACGCCGCCTGCGCCGCCTACGCCGCCGCCTACGCCGCCGACGCCGCCTACGACGCCGCCTACGCCGCCGCCTACGCCGCCTACGCCGCCGCCTACGCCGCCGACGCCGCCGTCGCCGACTTCTGCGCCGCCATCACCGACGACGCCGCAATGTGCGACGTCATTCGCGACGCAATCGGGATCGATGAGGTTTGCGCAGCGCTTGGGCTCGATCCAGATCAGGGGGTGGTGTGATGCGTGACCCCGACCGCCACCTTCCCGATCCCG